TACTAAAGATGAATCTTGGATGTTGTCCTTAATACCTATTATGGTATCTAAGTGTATTCTTGCGTTTTCCTGTGATTTTAACTCTAATACAATTTGTTGAGAAAGTGTTTCATAATTAGGTATTTTACTATATTTGGTAAAATGTTCCTTAATATTCTGAATAATAAATCTAAAGGAATTGTTATCAAAGTATTTGCTATCGATTACATCTATAATTTGCTCGCCGTATTTTTTATCTTCAATAATTGATTTAATTAAAGCTTGCTGGAATGATGCTCCGAGAAATCCAAAGTTCTTTTCTGTCATGTTTATTTTTTTTATAATTTATAATTTAAATATGTTGTTTCCAATTCCTCAGAAGATAAGATATCAGTTAAATCTGATAGATATTTCTTTAGATTTGGTCGAATGTCTACCGTATATCTAACTTTTGGGTGATAGATATTAGAGTCAAACATTCTTTGAATAAATACATCTTCACCTAGTTTTAATACTAATAAAAAATATTCTTTTTCGTCATTTTCCGAAGGAGCTGCAGCCTTCAAACCGTAAGAATTATCTTGATTTTCGGTCAAATAATCCAAAGTTTTTATTTTTAAATCGTGTGAAATTTCTTCACAAATATCTTTTACATATTCGTGTAAATCCATCGACCTTCTGGCTTGTGGGTTATGGTCTCTTACGTTAAAAAATCTTTGGCATACTATGTTTTTGCCCAAAGTTAGTAAAAATTCGAATTTAATTGCGTCTTGATTAGTCATTGTTTTTAATTTTTATTAATTTTTTATTTTTTTCTTTTCTTGTTAATCTTAAAAATGGATTTAGGAAGTTAACCCAAGCGTCATCCGATTTTGGTAATAAAAGGTTAATTCCATCCTCCATCATCATCTTCATCGCATTTTTGTAAGAACGACCTTCAGGGTCCATGACATCGGTCATAAGGGAGTTTATTGAGTCCATCGACTCTTCGGTAAGGAAAGGTTCGTCAAGACTCACAATACGTTTATTTACGTTGTAAAATTCCTCCCCTAATACACCGTGTTTAGTAACACCTGTCATTAGGTTTTTTATTAGATTGTTATGTCTATCTTGTTCAAATAAGATGTTAAACTTATCTTTAAGATTATCAAGTGTTAATGGTTGTGTTTTTATTTCAGGTACAAGAGTAATTAATCTTCTAACACCTAAATTTTTGATACCCGCAATATTATCGGACGGGTCACCACACATCATTTTAACAAGTTTAATATTTTGTATGAGAATCTCTTCATGGTCATAAACGAACATATCATTTAAATTATATATTCTATTATGTGAAGGATTTAGTAATTGTGTTCTTTCTGAGACAAGTTGGGTTAAGTCTCCATCAGATGAATAAATTAGTATATTTTCATTTGATTTTTGGGTGTAGTATGCTATACTATCATCACTTTCACAAAAATCATATTCACCTTGTCTAATGAATAATTCTTCCAAATATTGTTTAACCCTATTTCTTTGACTGGAATATGCTCCCATTTCCTCTTCAGTCCTAATCCTACTTTTTCTATTTTCTTTATAATGACTGTAGAATTTTTTTCTTGATGATGAACCTTCTTCTCCATCCCAAAATACAACGACCTTATCCAATCGATGAACATCAATTAATCTTCTTAACGTGTTGATGAAATGATATTGTGCTCCAATGTGGTTTCCTTTGTGAAAATGATTTTTTAATCCAAAAAAACCAATAGTTAATAGATTATCACCATCAACAAGTAGTACTGACATTTATTTTTTTATTTATAGATTAAAAATTACTCTCCGATTGAATCTTCTGTTTCTTCTTCTAAAACAATTTCACCTGTTCCTGAAAGAATTGCGTTCCAATATTGTGAGTATTGTTTTTTGTACTCTTCTAAGGCTTCTTTTGTATCATCAATATATCCTTGAGGAACTGCAATGATTTTACCATCTTTAAATTGAATTCCATTTACATGGTTTTTCAAAATAGAAATTTTGGTTCTGATTGCATATGATACCGTTCTTCCACCTTTAGTTGCTGTAATATGATTAATACCAGCCTTCTTTTGATTTCCAAATAAGAATACCAATGAAGATGCTAACCATAACGCTTCACCGCCTTTTGCTTTGATTTCAGGTTGTCCAAATGGATTATCCGGTAAATCTACCCATGGTTGGTTAATAACTATCATTGTATTATAGTATGGATAATCTTCTTTTTTTGATTTAGAAATTCTTGAATGAATACCCATACCAATTTTGTCAGATAATGTAGATGCGTTATGCATTTTACCACCCTTACCTTCAAATGTCATTTTACATGGTACAGAACCAACTGAGTCCCAACAAAATAAAATTGAATGTGGAATTTCACCTTTTTCTTGTGCGTCTAAAATATCATTAATAAAATCTGTTGCTTGTTCAATATAATCGAAACTATCATTAAAAATAAAATCACCTTCCCATTCACCATTGGAATTTTTGGTTGCTTTTAATCCTAACTCAACTGCGTGTTCCCAACTCCATTTTTTTTCTGTGATAATAAAAACAGGTAAATCACCTCTTTTTTGTGCATCCGCTGCCGCTAAAATCATTGCCGTTGTTTTAGATGAATTACTATGTCCTAAGAACATATTAATACCACCCATAACAGGACCTGGTAATCCACAAGCATTTAAAAATGCGTCACCAGCAAAATAAAAATTAGTTTCTTTGTATTTTGTTTTTGTGGAGAACTTTTCTTTAAAGTTAAACTCCTTTTTTGCTATTTTTGCCATTGTTTATGTTGTATATAATTTGTAAATAAAAAATAAGAGATTGGACACTTTGTCTATGTTGAGTGTCCAATCTCAATTAAATTAAAATGGTAAGTCGTCGTCAACCTCAACATCGTCTTGTGGGTCAGGAGCGTTTACTTCTGTTTCAGATTTTGAAGTAGATGGTGACATTAAAGTTGTTTCTTCTGATAAATTTGAAACATATTTTTTAGATTCAGAATCCCATTTCGGAACTTCACCTTTAGCAATCATTTCAAGATATTCTTCTGGTTTTTTAGAATAAACATCAGACCACGTTAATTCATCATTAACCCATGAATCTACTGTATCATTATCATTTGATAATGGAGTAATATCTTCAGGAATAATTGAGGTGATAGCTGTGTATTCTTTACCGTTACCAGCCTTTGTTAAACCAAGTGTAATAATTAAATCACGACCTTTTTGTGTGTCGGTAATATCACCTTTGTTTTTGAATAATGGGAATATTTTATCCAAAATACCCTCACCTTTACTGTTGTGTTTAAAACGCCAAAACTTAACACCGTCCTGTTCGTTTTCTCTGTCAATAACTTTAACAATGTAAAATTTACGAGCTCTATATTGACGAGCCAAAATCTTGTCAGATTCAACTCCTGTCATCATTAGACCTTCGTGAACTTCATTTAATGGAGAACGTTTACCTTCTTGTTTTGGGTCGTAAAGTTTTACCCATTGTCCGTCCACTTGTAATTCGTGGTAGTAAACTTCTTTAAATGGTGTACTACCATCTGTTGTTGGTATGATTCGGATACGTTTTTCACCACTTCTTGAACCTTTTGGTAAAAGTGTAGTAAAATACTTTTTCATTCTATCCTCTTGGGATACCTTGTTATTGTTGCCGCCTGCGACTTGTTTGTTTTTTTCGTACTGTGCTAGTACTGATTCAAATGTACTCATTTTGTTTAAAATTTAATTGTTTAGAAATATATCTATGTAAAGTATAAATAAAAAAAGTCAGATTACGAAATCTGACCCTTATTTTTTTTAAAAAATATTTTTATTACTCCCAATTAATTATATAATCGTAATTAGTACCTAAGAAATTGTTTCTCTTATCTACTCTATATCCGTTTGTTCTTATTACTGTCGCCATAGAATCGTCTATATTTGACGCCGGAACAACAATATAATATAATCCCTGTTGGGTTGCTCCAGTAATTAACTGGTCAATATATGTTAATGTATTTCTAGTCGAAGTTGTTCCACTAAGTGCTTGGTTTCTTGTTATCATTTCTATTATCTATTTTTTTATTCTAATGTTAAAAGATACTTTAATCTTTGAAATAAACCTAACATTTCATCTCGAATGTTAAGTAAATTAGTATCGATAGGGTCTAACTCATCCGTAAACCCAATAAGAGATTGACATATGGTTTCTACCATTTCAACCGGTTTCAATTCAGATAAGTTAAATAATTCAATATTTTTGGTTTCATCATCTAATGAGAATCTACCGTATTTACCCATTGATTCCTCAATAAATGTGTCCATTAACTCTTCTAATTCATCTCTGGTTTTTGCAAATGATTTATGTCTTGCGTAACCTTTTGTTTGCCAATGTAAAACTTTTAATTGTGCGTGAATACCTAAAAATAGGTTTACTTTAGTATTTAAATTCATTTTCTTCTTCGTCGTTAAAACTATTTTTTATGATATCCTTTGAATAATCATTGATATCTTGTTTTGTTATAACATAATCGTTCTTACCTGATGCTCTCATCTCACCTTGTTTTTGGTTAAAAAACTCTTGTGGGTTTTGGTTAAATGGATACGAATCTAATGAACGTAATTCAAGTTTTTCTTCTGGTGTTTTTTCTTTCATTGAATCGATTTTCGTTCCAAGTTGGTCAATTCTATCAATAACAGAATCCATTTGAGATAATTTTTGTTCTAAATCTGTTAATTTAGTAAACACACTATCCATTTTTTGATTAACACCTAAATTTTCAGATTTACTATCATCAACATCTTTTTTAATTGATTTAGTCATATTAACTAAATCCGTGATATCAATTTCTTCGGTATCCGATTCCGCCGGAGGTGTTCCCATATCCATTGGTGGTACACTAGCGTCTGCCGGTGGTGTTCCCATATCCATTGGTGGTACACTAGCATCTGCCGGTGGTAAGTCGGTTGGTGGTGCGTCTTGTTCGTTTAAAAGATTATTAGCGTATTTATTTATCGCTCTAAATCTTGAAACTTCTTCTAATAATTTTTTTTCTATTTGGCTCATGGTATTAATCTTGTAAGAGTTGTCTTCCGTCTTCGGTTATTACTTTTTTATTTATTCTTTCTACAATTCCGTCTTTTGACCTAATAATATAACATTCACCAGTCTGAATATCACATTCTTGTCTTTCCATTCCATCGTTTGAAATGGTTTGTATGTTTTTTGGTTTTGAATAATAATCATTTAGACTATTATTGATTTTTTCGTTATTCATAATATTTTATTCTATAAATATCTAATAAAGTGAAAAACTCTCAAGTTTACTTAATTCTAAAATAAACAACTTGTCCATTATATAAACCTAAGTCTGTCATTAAAGGTGCTGACATCGACATTCCATATATGGGTGAATTAGGTCCATTACTTATCGGACCTTGAGTACGTGTTGTCCCTGTAAATGAATAACTTGGGTTTAAAGTATAAACTTTCCAATTTTTAACGTTTGGATTTACAAATTCAGTTACCCCTCCTCTAATTTTTTCTGCACTTACAGTTTTTAAATTAAAATGGGTACTATAGAATTTATCTTTTTCATTAATATCTGACCATTTTATTCCATTTGCAATATTCATTGTCGTATCAGGGTTTAAAGTGTTTCCAGTTTCACCGCCCGCTTTAGTAACTACTGTTCTTAACCATGTACCACTACCTTCATATACAAATGATGGATTATCTATTTTTTGAATTAATTTTTCATCATCATATCCATTAAATGGTACACCATATTGTGTTATACCAACTACAGTATTTGTATTACTACCTTTAGTTATAGTTTCATTAGGAATTTTTATTCCTCCTAAATTTGTTATATATGGTACACCATTCTCACCATAAACCGGCTCATCATTTGTGGTGTTTGTTTTATCGTCCTGTTTAAGAATAGATAATGCTCTTGACATTAATTTATCAAATAAAACTCTATAACTTGAAACAAATGAATCGGTTGGGTCAGGTAACGCACTATATGGCATTCTAGTTCCAACAAATTTAGTTGTAATATTATTACCGTTTATTTCATGACTAACTTGAGTAATCCAATATGTCCCTCTAAACATAGGGATGTTTTTTAAATAAAAAAACATTGTTGGTTGTATCATAACATTACCCATACATGTAACAGTACATTGATAGGATGCTTGTTTATAATAATCGAATAATCCAATATCAACATTAAGTGCTCCAGCTCCCGATGCGGTTCTTCCTAAATTTTCCAATACAATAAAAGATTCTGTTGTATTTTTTAATGTTGATTGGTCTAAACTAACCCCTTTAAAAATTCCTTGGTTTTGGTCACCAAAACTAACTTCAAATGCTACAACTTTATTAATTTTGCTAAAATCATTTTTACCATAATCACCTAGTGTTGTAATAACTAATGGGTTATTATTTGTTGCTCCAATATAAAAACTATCATCCGAAAATTTATAATTTTTACCTTCCATATCCGCAAGATATTTTGATGATTGTGCTGCAAATTGTATTATAATTTTAGGTGAGGATTCTTGATAATCAACTTCCAAGAAAGTACCAAATAAATTTTTTGCTACAGTTTTAGAAGGTATAGATTTACCTTTACTATTAACATTTGTTCCGTAAAAATTAACGTAAGCTGGTAGTGCCCTCATATCTAATCCCGCGTCTTTAATTAATATTGAGATGGCACCATATAGGTTTACTTTTTGATTATTTGGATGTAACAGTTCTGAAATCTTACTAATATTTAAATAAAATTTATCACCAATATCTCTATTTGCTTTATCTAAAAATAAAAATTCTTCTAATAAAAGTCTTTGTCCAATAGAATTACCAGCCGTCCACTTGTCATTAAATGATTTAAATGTATTATACATTTCTAACTTTGTGTCAGTAGTATTATACCCTTGTTCTATTTTTATTCTATTATTTTTTCCTTTTTTTGTTATTCCGTTTCTTTTACTTATTTCATTTAATAACGAGGTTAAATAATTTTTTAATCTCATATCCCCACCAGCGGCACCATTTGTCGCAGTTACCGTTAAAATTTCAGTTTTAATATAATTACTAAATCCAATTTTTGTATTTATTCCCCCATTTTTTACATAACCAGCATAAATTAATATTAATGGTCTATATCTTAAAATGTTTTCTTCGGTTAATCTTACATCATTTGTTGGAAAAAAACTAAAATAGTAACTATCAATATCTTCACCAATATAAAGTTTAATTAAATTTTGATTTGTGACAGTATTATCTGAAGTGAGGTATGGTTGAACTGTGTATCTTGTCAACAAATCAAAATTCGCCATACCATAAAATGTATATGAATCAATTTCTTTTGGATTAGATGATGTAAATCTAATTATATTAGGGGCTGATAAAATTGATTCGGTAATTTTTTTGGCGTTTTCTTGCTGTCTTGTTTTTAAGTTTGTAATTAATTGTTCAATACCAACAGTATCATCATCCGTTTCTTTAGTGACAACAGATAAATCTTTTAAAATGTATTGAAACTTATCGTAAGTTACGTTATTAAAAATTTGATATGGTTTTTCATCGTTTGATTTTTCAGATGCAAAATCTAAAAACATCTCCTCAAAGGTGTCTAAAATTTTTGGACTAAATGTACCAATTAAATCAATAATCTTTCTAAAATTTAAATCAACTGAAAAATAATCGTCGTACCCATTATTTGTTACGTCTATACTTCTTGGATATTGAGAAGGTGATGCAAATGTTTTACCTGAAAATGAATCACTTATCTCATCATTTTTAAACCAAATTGTTCTAAAGTTATTTTGTGCTGCATCAACAAAATTCTCTGATGTGCCGGAACTATAATACTTTCCTAAGTAATTTCCACTTAAACTACCATTAGAAGGTAATAATGTATATGTTAAATCGGTTGAGCTATATTTTGAATTATCAGCAATAACTGACCAATAATTAATATTATTTGATGGTGTATTCTTCGTATGTAAAAGTCGACCCGAATTAGTTCTTTGACTATAAGATGTGTTACCCGATATAATATCGTATGTTACATATCCTTTAACAATTTGATTATATATTGCTTGA